GCTTGGAAGGCTTCGCGCCGTATGGCTTCGCGCAACGATTTTCTTTCATTTGCTAAAAAGCGAGATAAACTATGATTTTTTCACACAAGGGCTATGCAGCTTTTACCTCTACTATGCTGCACCCTTATTCCGAAATTAATGACGAACCCTCACAGACCGTTCCCGATCAGTCGATTCCTTTCAAGGACATTATTGCCAAACATTTGGCTGGTCACGACATGGCTACACGTACGCCTGTGTATTTGAATGAGGGTACTCCTGTACCGGAAGGATTCGAGCGTATGAGCAAGGTTGATAAGTTGCAGATGGCCAATGAGTTGGCACATTTTGTTTCAACTACTCGTGGGCAGATTATTTCAGCAAGGCAGGCCGCTATACGTGAGGAACATGAGCGCCGTATCATTGAGGCTCACGAAGCTAAGAAGGCGGCCGCCGCAACTGATAACGTTGTAAAGCCCGTTGAAGGTGGATAGTTTTACATTCCGCGACTGAATCCCGAAATTTTTCCGGAAGCTTGCTGACGGGGAAATTTTGGGGTGAAGGAGTGGTGCCCGCGGCAGGCGTGTCGCGGGCGGTTTTCTTCGCGTACATTACGCGTGTTTGTTTTGTTATGGCCCGTTCGGCTTCTGCCGTTCGGGCTTTTTTTTTCGACGTTAGTCGATTATTAGCCATTACTCCTTGATGTATTATGGCTAATTGACACCAGTGTATGGAACGAAAGCGATTTTAGCGTAGTTTTGCGAAGCGATTTAAGCGAAAGTTCTTTGACATACTGGTGTTTTAATTCTTCCTCAATACCGTAAGGATTTGAGATTCTTTCATTCTTTAACATTTTTCTAAAATGGGTTATTCTCGTAGGCGTTCTCGCCGTTCTCGTTCTTCTGGTCGCGGGTATTTTACTCGCGCTTCTCGCGGTGGTATCCGCATGTAACAATTTTTTTCACCCTTTAACATTTTCTAAAATGACAGTTTCTAAATTGATTCCTTTGGTTTCCACTCGTGCATCCGAAGTGCTTCCCGATGAAATGCTTCGATTTGATTTTTCGGTCTCACCGGATGATAAGCATATGATTGTTGCCCGTGTGCTTACTGTTACTAAGATGCGGCATATAGGTTCTAAATCTGGCCGCTTGGCTTATGATGTTATGTTTGTGACTGATCTTGGTACTACTGTCGTTACAGCTGATGCTGTTGTATATGTTCATCCTGACATGTATAGTGAGCAATGGCAAGTTAAGCAGTATCAGGATGACGCACCGTTAACTCCTGAAATGCAGGAAGCAGATGCTGCTTTTGATGCCATGGAGGGGCTTGACTGATGGACCCTGCTTTATTGACTTCGCTTAACTCTTCTGTTCCCTCAAACGCTGATATGGTTAATATGACGTCGGATATGGGTGGTAATTTACTCTCCATGATCTGGCAGCGTAGGCAGTATGAGCGGCAAAGGCGTGATGCACTTGATTTTTGGAACAAACAGAATGAGTATAACGCCCCTGTCAACCAAATGGCCCGCTTGCGTGCTGCTGGTTTGAATCCAAATTTAATGTATGGACAGGGTAACGTTGGTAATTCACAGGCTATTGATGTGCCAGATACGCAACCTCTTAATTTCCGCAGTCCTCGTGTAGAAGGTTCTAATGATGCACTTCAGGCGCTGCTTGGTGTTGCTGATCTTCGAATTAAGAATGCACAGGCTACTAATCTGGAAACTTCTACTGAAAATATCAGACAGGAAGGTATTTTGAAAAGCTGGCTTGCTCGGCGCGCTGGCTTGGATTATAGTCTTGAGGAGGAACTTTATCAGACCAATGCTGATGCACGTCGTGCGGGATTAGAGAAAACTAAGGTTGAAACGGATCTGATGATTAATAGGGATGTTCGTGAAGCCATACAGCTTTCTTCTAATATATCAGAGGCGGCTGAAAGGATTTTGTCTATGCGCGATCAACGTGCTACAAATGAAGTTATGCGCGCGCAATCACGTGCTGAAACAGCTCGTATACGTGAAAATATACGCCTTTTGGAGAAAGAGGGTATATTAAAGAATTTTGATATTGAATTGAGAAGGCAGGGTATAATGCCTAATGACCCTCTTTGGGCGCGTTATTCTGCTATGTTTTTATCAGACATAGTTGATGGTAGGTTAACTCCTTCTACTATTGCTGGTTCAATGTGGTCGTTTCTTACTGGTTTTATTGACCGTAAGAATCAAGAAGCTCTTAAATATGTTCACCCTAAACGTTAATACATGAGACGTTCAGATAATATTTTTAACGATGTTGCTACTAAAAATCCAGATAGCAATACGTTCGATTTGTCCCACAATACCCGTACTACTTTTAATATGGGCCAATTGGTTCCCATTGCTTTGCATGAGGTTATTCCGGGTGATAAGTGGTCTATTAAGTTTGCGAATTATATTCGCTTTGCACCCATGTTGGCCCCTGTTATGGCTAATTGCCGCGTTCGTACTGATTACTGGTTTGTCCCCAATCGTATTACCTTTCCTGACTGGGAAAAGTTTTTTACTGGTGTGGATGAGGTTGTGGAATGGCCTTACCTTCCTAACGATTCTGATTTCACAAATAAGGTACTGGCGGCGTATTTCGGTATTCCTGCTGGCGATTATGGCAATACAATGGTTCCTATTTCCGTCTTACCCTTTGCCGCCTATGCGAAGATCTATGATGAGTTTTATAGGGACCAAAATTTGCAGGTAGAACGGTTTAAGGATGTTATCCCTGGTAATAATGCCTTGAATTATAATCTGCTCGCTTTCAATCCGCCGCTTTCGGTTTGTTGGGAGAAAGACTACTTTACCTCATGTCTTCCTTTTCCACAACAGGGCGCTAATACAGTTAGTTTGCCTCTGGTATTGGAGCAAGATATTCCGGTTGATTTTACCCCCAATGGCAATCCTGGTGCCTTTGTGAATCCGGATAATGGTGCGTCTTTGGGTGCGGGTAATATTACAGAGGCTACCGGCCCTTCTCCTTTTAGTGATTCTACCTTTGTGGGAACATCTGATGCCGCTTACAATCCTCGTGGTTCTTTGACGGTTGACGTAGCTGCACAAGCTGCATCTATTAACGACCTTCGGGAAGCGTTTGCGATGCAGGCTTTTCTTGAGTTGACTATTCGCGGTGGACAGCGTTATACGGAACAGATTCGTTCACACTTTGGCGTTTCCAGTTCAGATGCACGTTTGCAGCGTCCAGAGTTGATAGGCCGGCATATTCAAACTGTTACCTTTAGTGAAGTTCTTGCTACTGCTGCAAATGTGGATGAGGAAATACCGGTTGGTGGTCTTTATGGTCACGGTATTTCGGTAGGAGCAAATGACCATTGGACATATTATGCTGAGGAACATGGGCTAATTATAGGTCTCGTTAGTATTATTCCGGATACTGAATACATGGACGGCATTAATCGTCTGTGGTTCCGTGATAGTCGTTTTGAGTATCCTTACCCTATGTTTGCACACCTTGGCGAACGTGCTGTACCTATTAAAGAGTTGTTATCACATGGACTTGATATAAGTGGTACGGACCCGGATGAAACTTTTGGTTATCAGGAGCAGTACGCGGAGTTGCGTTATCAGCCTTCACTCGTTACAGGCGATTTTCGTAGCGATTATTTGTATTGGCATCTTGGCCGTAAATTTTCACCTATATCTCCTCCGGCACTTAACTCGGCATTTGTAACTGCGGATCCATCTAACCGTATTTTTGCGGTAACTGATAACAACGTCGATCATGTGTTTATGACTATTGTTAACAAGAAGTATGCCCGGCGCAAACTTCCGCGTTTTGGTGTGCCACAACTTATTGGCTAATGTGTGATGATCGTAGGTACATAAGACAGCGCGGCGAATGGATGCCGGTACCCTGTGGGCAGTGTCCTACGTGCAAAAAGCGTAGGGTCGATGGATGGGTATTTAGGATGTTGCAACAAGAAAAGGCTTCGTTGTTTGCACATTTTATTACACTTACGTATGATACAGCCCACGTTCCATTTAGTGATTTTGGTCATCTTACTCTTCGTAAAGATGATCTACAGAAATACTTTAAGCGTTTGAGAAAGTTGGTACCAGACCTTAAATTGAAGTATTATGCAGTTGGTGAATATGGCTCTAAGACTTGGAGGCCACATTATCACGCCATTGTTTATAACGTTCCAAAGGAAAGGTATTTTACAGACGCTTGGAGTATAGACGGTGTTTCACTTGGTGCGGTTCATGTCGGCGCTGTTAGCACTGACAGTATTGCCTATACCATGAAATACATAGATAAAGGTAGTTTTCGTCCTATAAGTTCATTGGATGACCGTGAACCAGAATTTGCGATTATGAGTAAACGCCTGGGTGCTAATTATATAACGCCTAACATGGTGAAATGGCATAAGGCAGATTTGGCTCGTGTATATTGTGTAAAGGATGGTCACAAGATTGCTATGCGAAAGTATTATAAGGACAAGATTTATTACGACGATGATAGATGTTAACAGCGTGGTCTTGCTGTTCGTGCACCTCTCGAATGTGATCATCAGCTATATAAAGTATACCGT